TGCCATCAAATGTTAGTCCACCTGCCATCTGCACATCGCCATCTGCGTCTACATATAGAATAGCATTGTCTGTGTGATCTGTGAAGCGTAGTTCACTTGCTGTTGCTAGTACAACACGACCTGTGCCATTTGGATCTAAAATTATATTTCCGTTAGTATTGTCACTAGCAATAGTATTTCCGGTAATAGTAATATTGTTACCACTAGCCGCTGTACTGTAAAGATACAGTTCGTCGAAGTTATCATTGATCTTATCAAAAGCCGTGCGGAGCGGATCACCTGTTCCGTCATTGGCACTGCTTCCGAGATTAACTGTTTGTTTTGCCATAGTTTTTGGACTCCTAAATTATTGTGTATTTATAAGTTAATTGTACCTAGCCGATTGCTAAATATTTTTATGATAGTTGATGAAGCAAAATTGAACACATTTTACTATAGGACAGTAAATGGACGCAAACAAAAATGCTGGACTACCAAAACAGTGTATAGTATAAGATGCGATAACTGTGAACGTCTATTTACAAGAACAGCAAAGGAACTTAATCGTAGTAGCAGTGCGCACTGTTGCGATCACTGTAATCCTAAAAAATTTGCGCAACGCCAGAGCAGTATTCTAAGAAAATTTAATAAATTTGATGCAAGCAGCAGTAAAAAAATTTAAATAGAAATACTAAATAAACGAACGATTTAATCAAATTTTTTTGACTAAATTTTTTTAGGTTGAATACCGGGAAAGGAAAAAAGAATGACTCAACTTATCGATCCAGCAAAGTTTACAAGTACAGTGGGCCTATTAAGGTCCTTTTTTATGGACAAAGGTTTTCACGAAGTACACACACAAAACCGTTTGTCAATCCTAGCGGCATGCGAAGATCCGTTTAATGTAGCAACATACAATTACGAAGGTAACGTTTGGCCCTTGCCGCAAACAGGTCAGATGTGGTTAGAATATGAATTACTTACTAAGCCTTCATCGAAAGGCTTTTTTTGTGTCAGCACAAGTTATAGACAAGAGCCTAATGCTATCCCAGGCAGACATGACACAATCTTTCCAATGTTTGAATTTGAAATGCCCGGTACTATAGAAGATCTAAAAGCAATGGAATATGAACTATGCGAATACTTAGGTTTTGATACTCCAACAGAAAAGACATATGCAGAATGGCAGTCACACTATGGTGTAGAAGGTGAACTAAAGGCAGAACAAGAAACACAAATGTTTACAGACTTTGGTAGCACAATGATCTGTGACTTCCCAGAGTTTACAAGTCCTTTCTGGAACATGAGTCGTTATGAAGATGGTGTAACCAGTAAAAAGATTGATGTCATCCTAGGTGGTATGGAAACAATTGGCAGTGCAGAACGTAGCACAGACGTAGATCAAATGCGTGACACATTCCATACAATCACAGATGGAGCATACAGTGAACTGCTTTACAAACTGTTTACAAAAGAACGTGTGGAAGCAGAACTAGAAGAATTTCTTGCCTATGACTTTTTCCCCCGTGTTGGAGGAGGCATTGGCATGACAAGAATGATAGCGGCGCTAGATAAGCAAGAGATTGCATTAGCAGCCTAACAACCAGTTTGGGGTGACGAAATTTGGTAGACGTGGGCCACTGTTTATGGTCTGTTTAAGTATGTGTTGCAATGTATTTAAGCGTGTAGGTTCGAATCCTACCCCCAAAGCCAACTAACGCCGGCCCATGTGTTTTGGGCCGTTGTCTCTAACTATCCAACTTAAAAAACGATACCAACGATCACTCAGCCGCTTGTACATAGGGTAGGTGCTCCAGTGGTCTTGCTGGATTTACACCTAAGAAATCGCCCCATGCACCATAGTAGTGTCTCATGCCTACTTCATCATGTATTGTCGAATTCTCATGTCTACCATGCAGAATGTTTCTTTTTTCTGTGCCTTCACGCATTGTGGTACCTTGCCCTGCAACGCCAATAAGGTCTTCGTGTAGATTGCGTCCAAACGGTCCCCAGATACTGTTGTGGTGTTTGATGCGTGTAGCTCTTTCTTCAGGCGTGTCTTTGCGTAGTCCGTAACCTTTAAATTCAATAAGCACTTTATTAGGACCTAGTGGAGTTACTGTGTCACTACGATAGGCACTACCCCGTAGGTTAAAGTTGAAACCTGGGAAGAGGTCAACCATATACCATTGGTTGGGCGGCAGATTGGGAAAAGATAGTTCCCCGCGATCTTCAAATCCGTCATACTCTTCATAGTTAACAGTAAAGCTGCTAACATTAACATGCCCGTTATCAAAAGGAATATTTTTTCTAGCGAAATATTCATCGTTAAAACCGCTCACTCTGTTGAAGTAGTGCATAAAGTCGTGATAGAATTCACTGTTTGTATCATGCCACAACTTGTAGTTTGTGTCAATGATTGCTTTGTGATAGTGAAAAACTTCAAGTTCTTCTGTATCAATTGCTTCTGCTATACAATCAAAAGCACCTGCTGTCCACTGCTCTACATCCATAGTTGGATTTGGATCCAGTGTTACCCAAACCATTTGTCCGTGTTTTACTTCGCAATGTAGTTCCTTGCCTTCTATAGGTCCACTTAGTGTACCTGCTGGCTTTGTGATTGCTGTGTCTCTATAAGCACGAACACCGTCATTTGTATTTACTGCAATAACAGGAACACCTGCTATTGTAGTCATGCGAAAATCTCCAAGTTCATACATCTCACTCAAGTGACACATAGGTACCCAGACCTTACTAAAAATCATTTCTTGTTCTGCTAGGTAAACTGCATGATTGTTGTAGCATTCACTACTGATGTATTCTACTTTTGGTTGTTTTAACCATTGAGCATGATTACGTGGTGGCATTTGTATCTCCTATATGTATACACTAATATTTACATACAGCAAGGCACAAAGTCAAAGATTATTTGTCTATTAGGATATAGTATATACCTATTAACATGATAAAGTCCAATACTGAACTCCGTCGGACTTATTTTTACGCAAAACATTATAATTTAAATATTCAGCAATAGTTGCAAAATATTTTTCACCAAATCTATATTGTAAAAACTGTCCTAGTTTAGGATTTACTACTGCATGATATGCATTTGTCTGCATACCTACGTCATTTAGTAAAGCATCTTGAATTGCAAAACCGCCCCTGTGATATAAATTATGGTTTAGTTCTACTCTTATACAATCATCGGCCAGATCTTCAATTGCTCCAACACATAGATTAATATATTTGCAATCTAAGTCTCGAAGATATCCTACAATGTCAGGAATTAAATCACATACACCTCCTAACACCACAGTATCAATAGATTGATTTAGATTGAATATTTCTGTGTGAAAACCGTTTACACTGTTTATTTCAAGATTGTGCTTGTCACTTACACGTTGCAGTGCATCACTATATTGACGTCTTGGCTCTATGCTAGTTACACTAGCAGCACCATTCATTTTCATTAGTATACTCCATACACCTGTATTTGAGCCTACGTCAACAACGTGTTTGCCTTGTATTATGTCAAGTTCATTGACAATACGATTAACATATTTGTTGTAAAAATTTTCTGTAATACGGTAGTCTTCAGCATACAGTTCTGCTTCTGTGCCAAAGCACTCTAGGATAAGATCGCGAGCATATCGCTCTTCAAACTCAGTTAGTGTATGATTAAACAAGTCCTATCTTCCAATTTTTGCTTTCATGCACAGGAGTATCAAATTTATATGTCCATGTACCTTGTTCATCTAGTATAAGCACTGTGCCTTTTGATTCATTTTTGCTTGTTATGTATTCACTATTGTATATACCCATTGCAACACTGACTCCATGTATTCTAAGATCACAGATTTTAAGCAATCCTGTGAGCTCGTGTATGTGAAGCATCAGACTGTTTATGCCTGTGTCATAAACAACTGTGTCAAACAAGCAGGTTGTTAGTCCAGAACTTACACTGTAATCCTGTGTTGTTTCTAGATGCTGAAGTGTAATACTAGCAGAATGTTTTACTCGAATATCAACTGCAATGCGCAATCGTTCTAGATAGTTTTTCATATGTTAAACAGCGAAACTTTCTCCACACCCACAACTGGCTGTAGCATTAGGATTTATTACTTTCAAATAACTTCCGCCAAGTTCTGTAACATAATCAATTGTACATCCAATGACAAACATTTCTGCCATTTCATCTACAACTAGATTACCTACTGTGGGTTCAGCATCAGTTACATCCCAAACATATGTAAAGCCTGAACAACCACCACCTTTTACACTAAGGTAAACGTTTGGCTGTCCGACTTTTGTAAGATATTCTTGTGCTGATTCTGTAACTGTAACCATATCAATATTTAGTTGGCATCCCGTAGGAGGATCGAACTCCTGTTACCAGAATGAAAATCTGGGGTCCTAACCACTAGACGAACGGGACATTGTTTCTCCTGGGCACCATCCATTCAATTATTTTATCTGTCGAATAGAAGACAGAACCGTGTTAGTCTCGATCCCTGCTAAATGGACCATCATCTAACTGTGCAAGTGCTGGACTTTTGTGATCTGCTTCAAACATTAGATTAAGACATTCAAATTCTTTTGTATCCCAATCTTCATTTGAACGCAACTGCACATCTGTTGCACCTTCGTCAATTGCTTTACGGAATGCTGCCATTCCTGCTTCAATGTCTTTAGTATAAACGTCTACTGATACACGCATTTTATTCTCCTGTTACCATAACCCAAGTTACATTATTTTCTGTTGAAGTGACACGAAAGTTACCTGCTTTACTCCAGTCTAAATTGTTTAGACCTTCATCAAAATAGTAATCTCCCACAGGTAAATTAGTTGCTGTAGTGTCAGTGTTATCTACCACAGGGTCATCCTGCTTGTTCATATAGTGTGCGCCTGCTGCCAGTGCACCAATAATAAGAAGTGCTTCCATAATCGATCCTTCTGTAAATGGCAGAGAGTGAGGGATTCGAACCCCCGGAGGACTCACGCCCTCAATGGAT